CTATCAAGTATTACCAATTATTCTACGTGTATTTCGTACAAGCTTAGAGAAAGTTCCAGTTTTTACTGTAACATTGTCTTTGTTTATATGTCTTTTGCGTAGTCTATTTGTCTTAGGTGTGTGCACAAAGCGCTGTGTGCATGTCTGTATTGCAAGGCCACCCCAGTTCCTGTTGGAATAGTAGCGTCTCACAAATTCCTTTGTGAGATAAAATGATATTCGCTACTGAAAGAATATCCCGGGGGTTTTACCCCCGAGTTGAAGCATAAAATTGTAATCGCTTCTGAGAAATTACACTCTTAGTCTTATATATAAGGCTAGAGAATTCAGGTACCAACCACCTGGACCATCTAGAACCTCTAAAGAGACTAATTGTAAATATGTTCCGTGGTCCATAATGACCTGGAAAAAGTTTGGACTGTAGATGAGCGTCTTATCGCGCCCTACTTTACTATTCGATAAGGGAAGACTGTATTTGCCCCCAATAATAACGGAATTATGAAAGCCGTTAAGCCCAGTACCGACCGCCCTAGTGTTGTTAGCTCCATTTTTAACAACAAAGTTGCCAAACTTAAGCCCAATCAGACTGTAGTAGTCTCCGTGAATTCCAATACTTCCCGTAGTGGAAATATTGTTGAGTCCAAAACTCTACATGTTATTGACAAGGGAGACCTTAAGAAATCTCTATCCCAGGGATTCATTTTTGATGCCGGTATCGAGAAAGAGATTCGTACCGCCACTAAAGTTGCCGTCCTTAAAGACACCAAATATAAGGCCAAGACTATTACTGGCCAATATACTGAGCTTACTCAGAAAGAGTTGCTGATCCAAGAAAGCAACCGTGAGCTCATGTCTGAGGTTATGGGTGCCGATAGTTCCACAGTACCTTTAATTAAAGATAAGTACACTAAATCTGAGAAGAAACATAGGTCCATCGACTATGCCCAGTCTCGTCTAGCTGAAAAAGCTTCTAGGGGTAGAGTTCCCCTGCCCGACCATAAGGAGACCACCCGTACCCGTAATCTTGTACTGGCCCAAACTTCCAGAGCTAAGGAATTGCGACGAGAAGATCGTATTCGACAGCAAGCGGAGGAGGACGCCAGGGATTACGAAGCCCAGGCTTCCGCCCAGCATTCAGCTGGTAAGTCTCGAACTAGAGGAGACAATGTAGACAAGGAGGCTCAAAGAGCCCACAATGCTAAGAAGATTGCTAATAAGAAACTTCGTGCCTCTTTTAAAGAGAGTCGTGATGCTAGGAAAGACAGAAGATCCGATGCCAAGGAGTTTAAGAAACAGGTTATGCAGCTGGCATTTGGTTCTCAGGTTATTACTGTCCCTAGATATGAAAGTTTGGGTACTTTCATTCACACCATTGAGGGTTTCTACACTCACTTGGGTAGACCCATTACCTCGAAGACGGTCCCAGGAGACCTCTCGTCCTCTCATTTTCTTCGTCTGGAAGAGTCACACCCCCTTCTTGGAGGAGGTGTTTATGACCTCTCTGATGACGATGAGTCTAAGTCCGAGATACAATTTGAGGTCAATAGTGATGATGGATATGATCCTCGGCTGTATGAGACTAACTGTTCCAGATTATTTCCCGATGATTTCGTGAGTGAGGAGTTGGACCGTTTAGAAGGGGAAAAATCTCAGTCCTCTATAGCAGGTGCTGTGGAATTCATTAAGAAGTGTGTTGTAGACATGTTAGGATCCGGAGAGTTGGTTGATTCCGCTATCTCCAGTACTGTGGATACTGCCATGATTATATCTGGCTCTATATACCATCTCCTCAGGTTCCCTGATGACTCCTTCTCGTGCTATTTTGCCATGTACCCCGTTGTTCGTTTATTCACCAATTCCCAGGTTACTTCCATGGGTTTTGCTGCCGGATACGCCACTACCCAGAAGTTGTATAGAGCGCTCCGTCCTAAGCGTAGTACTATACATTTGCAGGGTATTAACTCCTCTATTCTGGATGTAGTCGATAAAGGTGTTGATGCATATGAGAATGGCATCAACTCCGTTACCGATTTGCTAGACAATGATGTGTTTGAGACTTTTAGGGATTTGGTCATTGCCGCTGCTGTTGGGCACATGTTCCCTGTTGGAGTTGGGCACCTTGTGATCAAGAACTTTGGAGAGTTCAAACGTCCCCGCACCCGGTTTGAAATTTTTAAAACCATCCTAGAGTGCTCCAAGAAAATGCTGATATGGTATAAGAATTGGCGTAAGACTGGTGATTTGTTCGGGAACACGAGCACTAGAACACAACATGATAATGCGGTTCGCGTGCTTAGGGATATCCTTCAACACGGGGATGCTATATCATATGATTATGACCCCAATTTGAGGAGTGCCCAATCTATCCTCGCTGATGGTGCCGACGCCATAGTCATCGTCGAATCATATCTTAGTGGGCTTCCAGCTAAGAAAGCTGCCGAGCATTCCAGTCGTAAGTTAGTCGCTGATGCCCGGTCGAGGTTGGAACCTATTAGGGCTACTCTAAATGCCGTACCGCGTCCACCTCCGGTCATGGTTCTTATTTCAGGACCCCCTGGTGTTGGAAAGTCCCGTGTTATGGATATCAATGCTGTGTGTGCTATGGCCGCGGCCGGCGTTAACTATACTCCCTCAAATAACTATCACGTGGTGATGTCTAGTGATTATTTGGAGGGATTCAACCCTGATCTGCATCTTATTATGCATTACAGTGAATTTGGACAAGAGACTGCCGATATACAAAAGAAAGCGTTAGACCCTAAGAGGAAGGAAATACTTTCCATTGTTGATGGTCAACCGTTTATTGCTAACACTGCTTTTGCTGATAAGGGGACTGTCCGTGTCAGGCCTCTCATGGTCATGTTGGATTCTAATGATGATACTGCAGGCTTCCAGTATTCCCACACCTATATTGGGGCTATTATGCGTCGTATAGTTAGAATAAAAGTCCACGTCAAGGATTATGCAAGGTGTGCTAGTTCTCAGATGATTGATTTGACCAAGACTGCCGCTATGACCCCGGCGCAGAAGCGAGACATTTGGGACTTTACTGTCGAGACATTTGCGGAAACGCTGGGTGGTAAAGGTTTTATCCCGTCCTCCAGTGTCAATCTTTCTAGTTTTGACGATTTTGTCAAGTATATGGTCCCCATGTATCGCAGACATTTTGTTAGTCAGCGTGTTACGGCAGCTGCTTTTAGTCATAAGGACTTGGTTGATGAGGTTAATGCTATAGTGCAGCCTATGGGCTTCCCCGCCGCTAACTTTAAACCAGTTGTCCCAAATGATAAGCCTCCCGTTCAGCCAGCTCCTCAACTCAGGTTTAACCCAAGGCCTATACCTAAGCAACCTCCTTATGTGGTTACTCAGTCTGGGCCGATAGCGGAAATATACTCCAGCCTACATGTTGTCGAGGAGCAAGGTTCCGTTCCTGTTAGCCCTTTGGACGTGGAAGAACCTAGGACCAGATGGGAAGCGTTTGGAGAGGTCTGCTCGGGTCTGGCCTCTACTTGTACCAACCACATTAGGGCGGTTCCCTCCGCTTTCTTCAGTATGGTGTACTTCTTGTCCGGGTCCATACCCCAGAAGTATCGTACACACGGACTGACACTGGGAGTTGCTGGCAGTTCTACTTTGCTCACCGTGGCTTCTTTGTTTTATTCAATCCCTGTCTCTATCCTGTTCGCGAGTGTTGTTGGGGTTGCCACTGCCACCAACACCACCATTCACATTCCTAGACCCACATGTTTCGTCAAGGCGTATGAGTCTTGTTCCTCGGCTGCCAACATGGCCAAAGTAGGTAGACCTCCTGTTGGTAAGGAGGATGAAGCTTTGACCTTGTCAAGGATTGAGTTTTGGCTCCGTATAGTGGGTTTCGTTGTCGCTGCGTTTGCCATTCTAACTACTTTACAGTGGTTGATGTCCGGCCCTAAGAAACCCAAGAGTCAGAATGGTCCCTCGAAGGAGAAGGTCCCTCACCAGAAAGTTAGAGAGTTCGATGAGGTTATAGGTGCGGAAGATAATCTGTCAGGGCTGCGCGGTAATAACTGTGCCACCTTCAACATCACTCAACCCAAATTCAAACCAATTAGCAATGGTACTCTCGCACAATTGGCTCAATCCACTTTCAAGTCCGTTCGGAGGGTTGGTACTCAGGGAATTTCTCCTGCTGTCTCCTCTTGCCATATTTTTGGCGTTAGCGGTGACGTGGCACTCTTCACTTCCCATATCTGCGAGGGAGTAGGGCCCAAGCCCGTCATACAGATAGAATGCATGGGGAGAGGTCTGTTATCAGGTAATACCAAGGATGTCATGTTGGGCAAAGTCAATACGTACAACGTTAATGATGATCTGATGTTTGTGAAGTGTGTTGGTATTACGCCTTTCTCTGATGCTGGTAAGCACTTTATGCCTCCTGGCGTCGATACCGCATCACATGCGTACATTGATGGCGAGCTCACCTCTGCCATAAGCGTCCCCGATCCTCTGGGAAAACACGATGGTATGGTGTGGCGATATAACTATGCTAAAGAAGCTAAGGGCAAGTGCGGACTTCCCCTCTACATCCAGGTCCATGGGGGTGTTTTCATTGCCGGCATTCATTATGCAGGTGGTGAGGGAGTAGGTTACGCTTTTAAAGTAGATAGGACCATGGTTGAGAAAGCCAAGAAGTACTTTGAGAGCTCTTCATTTGTCCCCATCGCGCCCTTCCCGCGTTTGGACACCATGCCTCTGACTTATTCTGTCACTGAGCAGGGAGGCCCCGTTTTGGAGCATGGTCCGGTTTCCGGTAAACACCACTTCTCCTATGAAGACAGACCCCAGTTGGAGATTTTAGGTTCCATTCCCGGCAAGGTGACTTTGCCCAAACACTCCGATGTCGTCCGCACTCAGTTTGAGAAACACTTCCCGGGTGGAGTTAAGTCCTTACTGGAGGAGACTTTGCATGTTCCACTTGTGAAGACGTTCGCACCCCCTCTTATGAAGCCTGAGCCTGTGGCAGATGGGTCAACCTGGGTTCCTTATGGACCTATTACTGCGGCCATGAATAAGAAACACAAAGCTGTGGACATGGATCTCATCCACGATGTCGTTAATTGTCGCATTGACCATTTTGTGAAGGAGTTGAAGTATAGGTACCCCACGTATCAGTTAGCCCCCATACCTGTGGAGAAGGCCTTGAGCGGTATACCTGGGGATCCCTACTTCCGTAGCATCAATGGTAGCACCAGTGGAGGACCAGGCTTTCCTGGCCTTAAAAGGAGCTACTTTTCCATAGATGAGGACGGTAAGTACGGGTTAGGACCTGAACTCTACTCTTGTCTATTGAATTCCATTGATCTGTCCAGTGAAGACCTTTCCATACCGTCTTTCTGTGCTATGTTTCTCAAGGATGAACCCCGCCCCATTCAGAAAGTGATTGCCGGACTTACTAGACCGGTACAGAATGGGTCTTTAGGTAACATCCTCTTAGATAGAGTGGCTCTAGGATGTTTGGTTACTCTTCACCCTAGTGATGGCGATATGTACGGTTCTGCCATTGGTGTCGATATGCATAGAGAGGCCTATAAGGTCTACCATTTGTACTCCCGTACGCATCCCCACCCTTTGTTTTTCGATTATAAGTTCTTTGATCTTTCCATGCATTTTGCTGTTACATACGGGGTGGCCAGTGTCCGGTATGGCATGTGTAAAAGGTTAGGGTATCCTGAGCATGGTTTGCCTCTCTTGAGGTCTATCCTTAGTGGGCAGTGTTATCCTATAGTTCGCATGTGCGGTGTGGACTTCATCTCTCCTGGTACCACCATTTCCGGAGAGTATGGAACTGCTGAGAAGAACTCCGAGAAGAACGATTTCATCACCCATGTTGCATGGGCGGTCTTGAAGCCTGATTCGTATACCCTGGAAGACTACTTCACCCATTATCACAAGGCCCTATATGGTGATGATGGTGCGGGTTTTACTACAAAAGAGGTGCATTCATGGTTTAATGGTCCTGCTCTGTCCCGTGTGGTTAAGGATATTTTCGATATGGATCTTACAGATCCCAATAAATCCCCAACTATGCCGATGGACTTCCCTACCCATAATATGGAGTTTCTCAAAAGAGTTCCCCAGTGGTCCTTCACGCTGGGATACCCTATTGCTCCTCTAGACCTTGAATCTATAAATAGATCCCTGATGTGGTGTTTACCATCAATGGGTCAGTCTCCGAGTGATCAGCTTAAGGACACCGTATCTAGTGCTCTCCGGGAGTTATTCTTCCATTGTGATGAGTACGAGTATGGCAGAATTAGGTATCGTCTGATGGAGATGTTTAATTACATCTATCCATCCATGTTGGAATCCCTGGAGAAATCTTGGCCCACTTTTGATGAGCTCTTCACCACTTTTGAAGAGTCTGCCCAAAATTATCGTGTTCGGGTAGACAGTGACACGCAAGCGTCTTTTGATTGGATAGAGTGGTCCCGACTCTGTTCTAGCTTGACAATTCCAAACGGGCCCCTAAGTATAGTGTACCTACGCCGCTTAGGGAGAAAAGTAGGCGCTAATGTTAATGACATTTTATATGAGCTACAGGACGAGGCTAAGGCCCTTGCTCAGGAGTTGTCCCAACTCCCACGTCCCCTTGGTACTTCTACGTATAACCAGGCCATGCGCCATCCCTCGTACTCCTGTGACCCTGAGTTTCGTGAGGCCGCCGACAACTACTACCGTGTTCACAGTAAGTTGGAATCGGCTCAAATTACCATTGAGTTTCTTGAGAGACACCTCCCTATTAATGGGGGAGTTGGTCTTCAGTCTGGACCTGCGGTTGAGATCCCTGTGGGGGATGCGGACTCTGATTCCCGCATCGTCTCTGAGAACTTCATTGATCAGACGGGTGATGCTATGCCCTGCTCTGATGCAGTAATTCCAGCATACAATCCTGTCCCTGATACTCACTTTGACATCGATAGTTTCTTCGAGAGACCTGTTTATATTGGTAGCGTCACTTGGGCTCCGGGGACTCTGCTATCTACTCTTAGTGTATCGGATATCTACTTCACGGATCCTGCTGTTAAGGCAAAGTACAAGAATTATGCCTGGATTCGCGGTGATTTTGTTATTGACGTTTCTGTTTCTGGTAATCCTATGATGTTGGGCTGTGCTATAGGTGCCCCCATCTATTGGGAGGCCGAGTGTAATAGTATAACTGCTATTAAGAATGCCATGCTTTCTAACTCAAATGCCACTATTTATGAGTGGGCTAGGTGGATTGCTAATAATCCCAATGCTATGGAAATCGATGTTAACAGGAATAGTGTGTTACGGTACAAGGTCCCCTGGTGTGCCCCCTTAAACGCTTTCCGCCTGTTTGCCAACAGCACATCTGCATTGGCGGCAGGTACCGTTCCCTCTGATGCTGCTGGTTACATCACTTTTGAGATGGCTTCGATCAACAATCTCACCAGTGTGTCCGCTACTGCTACGAATGCTTCCATTACTGTCTATGCCCATATGGAGAACGTACAGTTGGGTATGGCAACTGGAAGCGTTATGGCTATTACCACTCAATCAGGTCCTAGTGCAGAGAGAGTGGTAGGACCTGTTGAGAAGGTTCTCCTTAGGACGGTAGATGTCGCTAATGAGCTCACCAATGCCCCCATTATTGGGCCCTGGGCTACTGCCACTTCTATGGCCGGTACTATTGCGGCCAGGATTGCTGCTATATTAGGTCTTTCATACCCGGTGCAGTCTACGTCTGAGGTTGTACCCAAGAGGGTTAAGCCTATGGCCTACCAGAACTCTGCTAATATTATTGGAACTGGCACTGATTTTCGACTCACTCTGAGCCCCAATCAGGAGGTAGGGATCGACGCCACGGCCCTGGGTAGGAACACAGATGACATGGTTGTTGCTCATTTGGCTCAACAGGAATGTCTTTTGTATAGCTTTACGTGGGCTGTAGCTACTACTCCTATGGGTAGCTCCATATTCCAAATGGCTCTAAATCCTCGTGCCAAAGTTTCCAAATTGAGCGGAACAGCACAGTATGTTCAGCCCACCTGGCAGGATTTTCTTGCCAGTATTGCCCATTACTGGAGATATGATTATGAGGTTATTCGCCTCAGTGCCAAAGCCAGTGCCCTGCATAAGGGCAAATTGGCAGTGTGGTATGAACCTAACACCTGCCATACCTCTCTTGTGACTGCTGCCGGAGTTACCAACAAACAGTGCATTGCCGTGTGGGACATCTCCCAGACTACTGATCTGGAGGTCACCATCCCCTGGGCTTTCCCGAGACCGTGGGCACGGGTTGGTACCCAGACTGATGCCAGCCTCATGATGGGTTCGACGTTTGTTGCCAATGTTAATATGTTCGAGACTACCAATGGTATGATTTATATCATTCCACTTACTGAACTCCAATCCCCTAATACTGTTGGTGTGTACGTTAATGTCTGGCACAAGTACGTGGGGTTCTCTCTCAACTCTCCCGATGGGTCTAATATCCCCACCAAGCGAGTTCTGTACCAGAGTGGGCCTTGTTGCGAGACCTATAAAGGCGCTGATGAACCGGAGAGAGTGGAGCTCACTACTCCAGGGTTTAGTTCTGCCGGGTCGTGTCAGTACACATTTGGTGAGCAGATCGTATCCGTGAGGGGACTTCTCCACCGGTACGAGAGCCGTCCAGTCCAAACTATAGCCACTGACGCTGGAACTGGCTACAAGTCTATGTATGTTAACCAACCTATCTACCTGGCCCCTGCAGTGTTTGGTTCTACTGGTACTGACTCTACTCTGTTGACATATCTCCGTGGAGCTTTCCTAGGTATGCGAGGCGGTACGAAATTTAGGGTTAGAGCTGTGGGCCATGTAGCCCCTCCCGGGGCAGTCTGTGTGACTAACTTGCAAGGTCCTACGACCTCCTACGCCGCAGCCAGTACGTCCATAGGTTCTACTCCCCAACCCTGCTACCTGGTTGGTTCCGTACAAACGAACGTCAACACATCTGGTGGTGTTGAGTTCGAAGCTCCCTACTACACCAGCAACTTATTTGCCTGGGCGCAATCGGCGGATCCATATGCTAATGCAGGATCCTCCACTTGTATGCAACCTGAGGCCGTGCGGAATACAACCTGTTGTTTTGACTCCTTTGGAGCTAATCTTACAGTCCAAGTCATCACGGACTATGCTACAGCGGACGATTTCTCCCTGTTGCGCCCTTTGTCCCCTTTCCCCTACTCCTTGTGAGGTGGTGATTGGGCACGCTACTGCCATTTGGTAATGCTAGCACCGCGAGTACACGCGTAAGAAATTTTATGGTCTCTGATCATTCGTACAAGTTTTAATTAATCCAGAGACCTCTGTATTAAGTCCAA